GCAGCACAAGCAGCACTGCCGCCAAGTGAAGTCTTCATCCCAGCAGCATCGGGGTCGCTCTCGGTATTTGTCAAGAAAGCGTCAGGGTCAGCGGTTTCACCGTTCCCGATGAAGCCCACTGTCACAGAAGCTCCCGCTGCCGAATAGGCTGTAACAACCCAGAGCCACACCTGCTTCACGAACGCATATCTTGGCAAACGAATGAGGTTATACGTCCCGTTGGCTGGGGCGGCCAGCCTCTTACTTTTGGCCAGCCGCAGATTATCAGCAAAAGCATGTGTATATAAGTCAACTCCCATAACTAACCTCCACTAATAAAACTTACGATAATGGTGCTCCCCAGCTAGACCCAGTAATCACTCCGAAGTCATGACCTTCGAACCTCACCTTCTTAATGCCGAGAATTCCACCGCCTCTTATGTTCATGAACCTCTTAGCATCAGTTTGATAGGGCACAAACGACAGTGTCGTGCTCTTGCTCTCGCCAGCTCCGCCCCAGGCAAGCACCGCAGCCTGACACCCAAGCAGGATATTTCTATACACACCTGCTCTCGGGTCAGTGCTGTCCTTCACGACTTGCCTAATCCTCTCGGATTTGCTGATGAGCATCCCGTTATATTCTATCTCTACATTAGGAATTTGCAGCTTACCAGCAGCCCTAATCAAGTCACCCCACTGACCTACATTAGTGTTCTGACGCAAGGCGTCAAACACGTAAGTGTGAAGGATAACCCTATAGTAATTCTTGCCGTTTATCACAAGAGGACGCACCTTGTAGCACTTGTCTCCGACAGGCATTTCAGCCCGCTGCTTCATCCTGTCCAGGAAGGACAAGTCCAGCACATCCGCACTGGTCATAGCACCTTCAGTAGCCACATCATTCACCTTGAGCCAATGCTCATTGTCAGGGTCTACAGGGTCTTGACCGAGGGTCTTGCCTGCAATCCTAAACGAAGTGTCGCCGCACAGATGAGCAAATGCAAGGTCACTCAGCTTGTCAGCCCACCACTCTTGCAAGGCATCACGCCCTTCTCTCATTAAGTCATAAGGAACTCTCTGTTCCTCCATTCTACCGCCAGTCTCCACTGCATGATTGAGCTCTTCGATGGTAGCTTTGAAGTGCCTAAAACGCAATGCCTCTTCTTTCCCTTCAATCGGGTCTCTCCCGACAACACCTTCACCCTGCAAAGGCAAACGGATACCGAAGGTGATGGTATCACCCTCGCCCTTGGCGAGTTCTGTCCTTTGCTGGATGATGGATTTTGCGTCTTTACCGACCAAGTCATTAATTTCCGTTGCTGGAAGCAGTATCCTAAAGAGGTCTTTCGCCCAACGCTTCCTAGTCAACGGGTCATTTGTCAGAAATACAGTCTCTGCCATTTTCTATCTCCTCCTCACTTCAGCTTTCCTTGTAAATACAGTGCATATACATCCCGAGGGACTTTGTCCAGCTCGTCCTCAGGCAATGCATCAATTTTAGCTGCAGTCCATCCAGCCGCATCTGCACCACCTCCGCCAGCCATAGCCTGAAGGCTAGACGGAGCTTTCGCAGGGCCTTTCGGCTCGCCACCATCACCTTTCGGTGGCTGCTTAGCATAGTCTGGATGATACTGCTTTATCTGCGAATACATCAGTTTATACGGATTTGGCTGACTCCAAATCCAGTCTTCGACAGCCATCACGGCTTCGCCCTTCGACACGCCAGTCCGCTCGGCATACACTTCAGCCATAGCTTCTACCATGTCATCGAAGTGCTCTTGTGAGACGACTTCGTCCACATCCTCGTATTTCGGATTCAGCCGCATCATTTCGAGCATCGTCTCTAATTGCTGTGCACGCAGAGCTTCCTGTCGTTGCAACAGCTTCTTCTGCTCTTCATCTTCCTCTCCTTCGTCAAGGACACCAGCCTCTTTCAGAGCTTTGCTAGTGCCCTGCATCTGCATGCGAAGCTCGGTCATCTCACGCTTCTGCTCACGCAGGAGTGCCCTCAATTCTCGCACTTCTGCGTCACGCTGTGCCAATAGCTCCTCAACAGAGAGCTCGCCGCCCTCTTCGGGCTTCTGCCCTTCCTGCCCTTCGGGCTCCTGTGTTTGACCCTCATCTACAACACCTTCATCACCTTTACCCTCATCAGGGTCGGTGGTTACACCCTCAAGGTTTCTGGGGTCTTCATCGCCTTGCGGTGTTTGCTTTACGTCTCCCATCTTTAGCCTCCCTTAGCCTTAATCTCGGCCATTCTGAGCATCATTTCCCGCTCAATCCTGGCCCTATTATACTCCTGCACTTGTGCCTTCACCGTGAAGGGTACATCCATATATTCAAGAATGATTTCGGGCGGGATTGCATCTGGGGCATTGTGAGCATATTCCATAAGCATATTCGCAATTTCTCTCCGCATCGTTACGTCTTCGGCTTCCTCGTCAATCCGCAAGTCAAACTTGCCTGCAGTTATGTCGTTGAAGCCCACCACCTGCGGGTTCAACTGTGTGTTTATCTCAACAAGCTGTGCTCCCTTCGCTCCTTCCATCCGTATTACCATAGGATACGTGACGTATTGCTGCACAAGCGAGAGCAAAAGCTCTCCGCCCTGCAGCCTAGCATCCCTAAAATTCGCAAACAAGATGTATAGCACAGCTATATTGCTTTCAAGTCGCATCCTTGCGGTAACACCAGGCTCTCTGGTGCCTGTCTGCTTCCCCATCAAGACATCCTGGATGCCGCTGACATCTACGATGCTCTGCCTATACTGAGCATCCAGCTGCCCATAAATTGGGCTTATCTGTGGCTGTTCGCTAAACTTAACACGACCAAGGCCACCTCTGTTGAGCACGAGCCTGAAATTCGGCTCGCTGCTGTGCTTGTCATACTCATCCACATTGAGAATTGCATCTATCTCGTGCATCAAGATACCCTTTGGGGCAGTTTGCAACAAGTGCGACAGCTGACGCCGCATCGTGTTCAGAGCCCTTTGCGGGTCTTTCATCATCTCGATTGCACTCATATATCTGTTTTCATTCTCATCTTTGTAACCTCCGAAGAGGACGATTGGATAGCCGTGCCACCTATACGGCGACCTCCCGTGCTCAAGGAGCACATTACCAGAAAATATAGCATAATAAGGGACTTGCATTACACTCTCGACAGCTGTTGGCGGGTCACCTTGCCAGACTCTCCCATCAGGAAGAGTGATGCCCTCCCGCAGACGCTTTACAAAGTCCCTCCATTGGGCCCTTGTCAGGTGCTCAGGACGCCCTGTCATCGGATTAACAAACCAGACAGCCCTTTCGGGCTTCTTATACCAGCACTCTACGAGTCTATACAACTTCTTGCTCTCGTTGAAATAGGTCGGCGTATAGTAGCTGAGGTCGGTATCAAACATCCTGATAGCATCAGCATCAAACCTGTCCCAATACGCTTTAATTTCTTCCTCGGTAAACCACCGAGATATGAACACATATCTCGCCTCGTTTATGTCATAGTCATAGCAATCTGGGTCCACCAGGACGTCCCGTCCAGGCAGCCTCTTGCATTTAATCTGTGGTTCAAAAGGATTGCTTGTATCCACATAAAAGTAGAGGAAACTCCTCCCGCTTTTCACAGCGTGCTCGAAGCATTCCATCTCCCGCCTAGCGGCTTTTGTGTGATAGCGAAAGTGCTTGAACACTCCGTTTATCAGCTCAGCCAGAGGCTCATCCTCTTTCGTCACAGGAAACACCTTCGGCGTCCGCCGTATTTGAGCTGCCAAGCCAACAAGCTTGTCTATCCGAGGCTTAACTTCGTTATACACCGTAACAGGACGCTTCTGTGCGATAAGTGCTTGCCGCACTTCAGGTTTGTCCTGTCGCCCAGCATAGAAGTCATAGTCCTCTTCCGCTTCTTCACGCCACCTCACCTCAGGTGTGGAGCGTTCCGCATCTCGCAGCCATTCCTGCAACTTTCCGAGGAGTTCCTCCTCGCCTTGCGAGGCTCCGCCTCGATGATGCTGCTTTATTCCGCTTTCGGCAATTTCGTTCATTTACACACCCTGTTAAAAACTTTCGCTTCCAGTCTCGTCAGACGATGCTCTACGAGCACCTTATACTCAGCAAGTTCTGCATTCATCTTAGCGACCATCTTCTTGGTCGCCATCACCTCTTTGCACAGTATTGTGAGCAGAATGCTCACCACTACGCCCAGCACACTTGCAAAGATGTCTCCCACATCTCTCCTCCATTGCATGAAGTCGTTTGTCTAACGACTTGAGTGCGTCTCTCAAGTCTTGAACAATCCATACCAAGGCGGCTACCACTTTAAGAGCCTCCTCGCTCTTGGCTTTCGAGGCCCGCACTTTAAAATCCCTCCACTCTTTTTCAGATAACATCTCCGCCTCCAAGAAACGTCAAATTTTGACGCCCCACCTCAATTTCATTAACTTCTCAAACTTCTCTATCAGCTTAATGAGCTGCTCCGCAGCTTCGCAGCACTCTTCAGGACTTTCAGTCTCATAACACCTGGCCCTAGCTTCTAGGACCCACTGCTTAAGCAGTTTTACAAATTCCATTGCTTTCACAAAGACTTCGTCCATTACAGTGCTCCCGCAAACTTAATCATGAACGGAACAACACGCTTGATAACATCCTTGCCTGCCAGATAGGCGAATCGCTGCCACAAGCCTAACAGCTTGCCCTTCTCACACTCCGTAAGGTCTTCGGCCTTACGACCTTTAATGGTCGTCTCGATTTCGTTGAGGATTTCCATAGCTTCAGCGGGCATCTTGCTAATATCGTCGCCAAGGGCCGCTTGCCAGTAGCAGACCGAGAACTCGCTGTGCGAGCACAACACAGCAGCAAGCTTGTCGGCCTGCTTCATAAACTTGTCATAGCTCCTGGTAAGGCCCTTCATGCGAGCAGCACATCCCACCAAAAGCAAGACACACAAAACAGCACACAAAATTGCCAGCTTCATAATTGACCTCCTCAGCCAGAAGCCTGTCTGGCAACCTTAAACAGACACGTCTCGTTGAGAGTTGCATCCGTCTTATACTTACTATCATAGACCACGTGCACTATCAGCTCCTTCTTCTCCGACGCATTCTTCCTGTTTATAACCACCAAGTCCTCGTCGGACAAGAAGATGTGAATGGGATTACCAGGAGTCACAAACTCATCCTCCCTGTTGTTCACAACAGTCCCCGTGGACACATCTTTCAGCGTCCACGTTATGGACTTAATCGAACCTACAGGGATGGTCGAGCCATCCACATCTTTGAAGCTAGCATCAATAACTACACTGCTTCGCTCTGTAACGTTGAAGCTTAAATCTATCGGCATCCTTACGTCCCGTTCTCAGTATGATTTGCGAAAATCTTACAAGACGTCGAGTCGTCCTTGTTCCAACTCGAAGCCCACTTGTAACTATTCAATATCGGGTCAGTGCCACTAGCACTAGCCACAGAAATAAACGAATGCGTTATAGCACTGAAAGGCCCATCACTGGTCGCATATTGAAATAACCAAGTTATTACATCAACACCAGCACCTTCGTTATCGCTATCGCTATCGTTAGTCTTAGGATAACCCGTAGCCACAGCTTTCTCGCTGCCACTAGCTACAGTGAAACTGCCATAGTTATCCGACTTACCAACAGGGTCAGGACCCGCCGTTGCCAAGTAAAGAGAATTAAAATCGTTGTCTGGGGTTTCACCACAAGCCTTCTGAGCGTAATATTTATCACCCTCATCAGTTACGATATTTCGCCCTGGAATAATCCCACGAGCCCCCGTCTTTTCATTCACAAGAACAACCAGAGCATCAGCGAGCAAAACAAGTTGTTCATCAATCACGACTTTCAGCGGGACCAGAATCTCCCCGAATTTGCCTAACTTGACTTTCTTACGAAGTAACATTCTTCCCTCCTTTCTCGGACTTGAAGACAACAATCATGTTGTCTGAAATGTTAATTTTCTCCCTTATCATTCTTTCTCTTACATAACGCAAGAATCTTCTGAGTAGTTTCTTAAACATTTAACCTCCTCGCCACAGTCAAAAGTTTTAGATAGAAACAATTTCTCGCAGCCCTTCTATCCAATCTTTTAATTCGTGTCAGCCCCTGGTCTGGCCGAATTGTAGTCACATAGTTTTCCTTCCCAATATCCCTCTCCGTCTTCAGTCCTCTAAGCACATAATATTTTATAGCTCCGCTAATATCATCCCTGATGATAACTCTCGTCTTGCACGTCAGATAAAGTATTCCCTCAATCAAAGACTTGAGCATCACCCTCCCCTCTTCGAAAAGCCTATCTTGGCCATGAACTTCTTGAAGCTCGCAGACGCACGACGAGCTCTAAAGCTCATCTTGCCAACTACTACTTCAATCAAGGTCATGACCTTCGTCAGGCTTTCCTCAATTGACACAGTCTCGCTCATTATCTTTACTAGCGTAGCGAAGCAGGAACGAACCATTGCCTCGACAATGCTAACAGCTTCGTTCAAGACTTTGGTCATCCTGCATCTTCTGCCTACTGCTTCTGCAATAGACAACGTTTCCGTCATCATTCTCGACATCCTACACCTTCTGTCCAGAGCCTCAAGGATGTTCAGCACCTCCTGCATCACCCTGCTACTGACACATTTCCTCATCAAGCTCTCTGTCACAGAGACTGTCTCATTCATTATCTTAACAATACCCGCTATGCAAGAACGAACAAAAGTCTCGGTGATACTTACAGTTTCATTAATTATCTTAGTTAAAAATCCTCTACGATTTAATACTTCACTTATGGAGATATTTTCTGCCATAGCTCTAACTGAACGAAGACGCCTTAAAGTTCCTTCGGAAATTGATATTGTCTCATCCATAATTCTTTTTGAATATAACCGTCTTACTAGAGTTTCTGTTACAGATACAGTTTCACTCATTATCTTTACTACTGTGCTTACACACGAACGGACAGAGCTCTCTGCTATACTAACTGTCTCGTCGGTTATTCTAACTGACCGTAACCTCCTCATTAGGCTCTCAGATACGGATAAAGCCTCATTGATAATCCTTACAACCCTTAATCGTCTAAGCACTGCTTCAGTTATGCTGATTGTCTCATTGATAACTCTATTTGAGAATGCTCTACGAGATAATGCTTCAGCAACTGATATAGTCTCATTTATAATCCTATTTGACCTTAACCTTCTTAATATTCCTTCAGATATAGCAATTGTCTCGTCTATCAAACGATTTGAATATCCTCTCCTTGGCATAGTTTCAGTAATTGCAACTGTCTCTCCAATAAATCGGTTTGCATAAAGTCTTCTTATTAAAGTTTCTGATATTGAGACAGTCTCATCCATTATTTTGATTAAGCCTCCAGCCGCCACATACTCATCCGCTCCAATATCCCATGTTCCACTCCGTGTCTCGCCGTCTATGTCATCTGAAAAGGCTAGATTTGGGTCAGAAGATAAATCTGTGCCGTAATCTTTTGCTCCACCATCATTGGAAGCCAAGTGGAAGTCATCATTTGCTTCATCAACAAAGGTGAAACTTTGATTTGTCCTGTCATGTGTCCCGCCAGTGGAACTGCTGTCATCTGAAGCATTGTAATCTGAAGCAGAATTAAACGAACCAGAAAAACAAGATGACCCACAATTTTGAACTAAATTGTTCTTGGCATGAATAGCAGAGCCATAAGTCGTAATACCATACCGATAGCAATCAGATATGGTGTTATTGTAAATATATGCTACATTACATTTATCTGAGTTAGCATATATAGCATCACCTTCACTACCATTATCAATATTGTAAATAATATTATTCCACACATAAAGAGCACCAACGTTAACGGTTTTTATCCCAAAAGGACTATTCACAGTAGCATCATGTAAAAGGCAGTAACTTACCTTAACCCAACCTGTATGGCTGCCAACATCTATATTGATACATTGATAGGTATTAGAAAGGGCAGAAGTAATCTCTAAACCCTCAACTAGTGCATAAGGGTCATTTATTACCAAAGAGCCTCTCCAAGAATTAGCTTGCCCTTTCAACCAGAATCCAGTCCCAGCCGTGCCATTATGTCTTTCAGATTCAGGTGTATATATTTTGATATATCTAATATCGTCAGTAGTCCATCCACCAATGACTGGTGCATCTTCTAAGCCATCTGGCCAATCATTATAGCATTCAGCTATTTCTATTTCACCATCTTGGTATGCAAAAGTGTCTATATCACAAGACGCTCCAGAATCATCGCCAGATATAGTATCATCAACACTAGGGGTGCCACTTGAAAGTTCATACCGCATATAAGAAGAATTATCTGTCTCAATCATTACTCCTGTAGCACCAGAAGGGCTAAATGATAGGGTTTCACCACTAGTGAATGTTCCACTATGATTAGAGGTATTAGCCTTCTGCATGGCAGTTAAATCACGCTGTTCCCCTGACTCCCACGCAGAAAGGCTTGTATAATCCCCACCAGATGACCGTATAGTATGAGTTACTTCAGTCGCCATCTATTTCCTTAAATCTTCAATTTCTAAATCTTTTGCACTTATTTCAATTAGGCCTTTCTTTAAACTATCCTCTATTCCACTAACATCAATTTTATATCGCCTTCTAGCTATGGTATGAAGTTCTGGCTCTTCTTCAACTTTAATGTTGTAATCTGCCTCATTTACTGCTATCCCAAAATGAGCCAGTTCTTGAGCAACCAATTTGCATTTTTTCAGGCATTCACTTTGTGCAGTGTCTTTATCTGTGCTTGTAACAAAAATGCCAAGTTTATCCGATGTAGCATGATACCTAGAACCAATAATTATTTTATGAAAATCAAGAAGATGAACCAAATCCTCTGGCTCAGCATCTTTAACACGGATAATATAAAACTTTTCCTTGTTTAGCTCCTCTTTACCCCATTTATGCCCAGCAGGTCTAATCACAACCACATATCCCTTTTTATAACAGCCCCGCAGGTCTTTCACTTCATTTTGATGGGTTGCATCACAAGCCTTTATTAACAATTCAGCAGACATTATTGCACCTCCACTTGAAAGCTTTGAGGGACTTCAGGCACTGGATATGGAATATAAATTGTTACTTCAGCTTTGCCACTTTCATTATCAGCATTTTTTGCACTCAAACCAAAGGTATAATTCTGACCAACTGAGATAACATCATAAGTAAAAGCCTCTTCAAAACTTTTTGTGCCTGTTTCACCATCACTGCACTTCGAAGTAAACTCTTGTATTTGTGTCCAAGTATCATCAGGGTTCTTCAAATACAAAACAAACTTAGTTTCCCAGCCAGGACAGTCATAATCCCACCGAGCTATGAAATCCATTGCCGTAGCCTCTGGAATGATAATGTAAGTATGAACTACAGCATTGACTATTGGAAGCAAAGCAGACAGCGTAAACGCTAACACAACAATCCATACCTTCAACACACCAGAAATGTCAAATTTTGACTTTATCACTGTATTGTTACCTCCTCGGAGCTTCGCACTTCCGTGCTCACTTTCGTGCTTGCTTCCTTTTCCGCCTCCGTCATCGGCAGATTTTCCAATAGAAAATCCACGTCTTCCACCGTCAGCCACAACGCAAACCAGCCACCAAACGTCAGAAAGACTACGTCCTTCATCCCAGCTTTCGCTGACACGAGTGCGTTGTAGAACACAAGCTTCTCATCCCGTCCCTTTATGTAGAACGTGAAGTGGCCTTTCCCACAGGTAAGGGCGTAGTTGTCACCCTCTGCCTGCCTAATCCGCCAATTCTCATTCTCTGCCACTATCCTGCTCATCTACATCACCATCCAAGCGTGCTCTCCGCTTACAGTATAATATTTCCTGCTAGAAGACACATGCGTTTTCTTCACGGGCCACACTCTGTGAGCTACGCTGTTAATATATTCACTCAGCACAAGAGCGTCAGCCCTGTTCGGGCTTCCTACGCCACGAGCTCGCATCTTCTTCTTGCTCTCAACAACAATGCCGCCTTGGGCATTGAAGTCATACTTTGGCGAAGCCAACTCGTCGCACAGCGTCTCCGACTCCTCCGTCGGAGGAAACGAGTAAAGCCCTCGCATACATTTCTCTCGCACTGTCCACCACAACTCGTCCCGCAACCTGTGATAGCGACTGACGTCGCTAGACTTCCAGCACACATTTACTCCGTAGCAGTTGACCATTCCATGCTTTTCAAGCCAGTCTACGACGCCCGCTCCGACTCCGATTTCGTCAAGAATGACGCCGCTGGCGTCACGCTCCGTGTATGTCTGCAGGATGTTTCCTGCCAGTGATATCGTATTCATGTCTTTGAAGACATCCCACTCATAGACCTTAAGGCCTCTGCGAGGCATTACCACAGAGACGTCGTCGCCATATCTAGCAATGTCCACGCTCAGATAGAGCGGCTCGTCATCGGCAACGGCAACTTCGTTGCCAATGCACTGGCGGCTCCATTCCAGCGGAATGAGAGCCCGCTCGTCTGTGAGCGGAGGGTCGCCCTTTATACGCACAGCGTAAACGCTACTATCTTCGCCATATTTGTCTCTGAAGTATTCTACGGTTTCTTTTGTCACCAAAGGTGACTTTTCGCTGTTCCAGTGCAAATGCACCCACTTCTGCCTGATGGCAGCATGAAAATGCGTGTCGTAGAAATATCCAGAGGACTTCGTCATGTTTCCAATCAACAAGACTTTGTTGTCGGGCCTTGTCAGTGCCCCTTCCAGTGGCACAAACACAGGGTCATGCACACCACTGGCCTCATCTACGATGATGAGGAGATGGTCGCCGTGCAGACCAGCAAGTGTTTCCGCTTGCTCCTCTTTTGTGGCTTTCACCCTCGGGCTTATCAGCCGTATCCACCAGTCTTCGGGTGCAGCCTTATAGAAGAACTTCCCTTTCTGCATCACAAATTCGTCTTGCAGACGACTACGTCTGAACCACTTGGCCAGCTCGGCCCAGAATATGTCATACAGCTGTCGGCCTGTCGGGCCTGTAACGGCTACTTTGGCATACGCCCTCGTGCTCATGAACCACAAGGCTATCCACACCGCAGCGGCACTCTTCCCGCAACCATGGCCGCTTCGGATACTAACACGCTTTTTGAAGGCTATCGCCTGAAGAGCCTCTCTCTGCTGGAATGTCGGCCCTTGGCCTTTCGGCCATTTGAAGCATTCTTGCACGAACCTCAACGGATTGTCCTGCCAGGAACGTAAACGTTCTAGCACAATCGGATTAAGGCCACGCATTCCGCACCTCCAAGACAGCGGAGCTGTCGCCTAGAAGGCGATGAAGCTCTTCGAGAGCCTTTCGGCTCTGAAGCACAGCTTCGCCCTCCTTCCTCAATCCAACGAGAATACAGCCCTTAGTGTCTTTGATTGTGTTTCCTGGATGAATCAGCACATCTGTGTGTCCTGGCACGTCTGCGACCTCAAAGAGCTTACGCTTGAAGCGTGGTGACCACCGCTTGCGAAGCTTGTATTGCCCAGGCGGGACAACCGCTGCAGGCGGTTCGAGCGTGACGAGCACGGCTTGTCCGTCTATCGACAGCACGCCGTGCGTGCCAGCTTTGCTAGTTGATAGTCTTGTCAACGTGACTCTCGTCTCTGGCATGACTCTCGTCTCCATTGCCAGGAGTAACATCAATGACAGCAGTGCTGTCGTCATCTTCGCTGTCAAGCTTGCTCTTTTCAAGCTCAACAAGATACCCAACGAGGCCTTTGATGTCCGACGGCAGTCCTTCAATAGATTGCTCCTTGTCTTTCAGAACTTTATATGCAAGAACAAGGTCCCGAAGCGGAGCCTCCTCGATTTTCTCTGGCGTAATCGCCTCCAGCACTCTGCACTGTAGCTCAGTGAGCTGCAAGCTCTGCAATGCACGGTATTTCAGCAGAAGGCCTTGCTTCTCCCGAAGGTCAGCTATTCGCTTCGCCAGTGTCGGCGTGCTAACGCCGAGTTCCTCGGCGATTTCTTTCTGCGGAAGGCCTCGCTCTACGAGATCCAGTATGACTTCGTCGTCAAGTTTTTTCTTAGGCCGTCCCATGATAACATGTTAACACGTCTTTTAACATAAGTCAACATGTAAATGGACAAATGTTCATTCGGGCTATTCGCCAGCATAGCTGGACGGGCACCGTAGGTGCCGTAGGTGCTGCGTTAGCACGAGAAAGGTCAAACGTTGACGTTTTCGCTGCGTTAGCAGCCAGCGGAGCTGGTTGAAATTTTGGTCAGGGAGAATTTTGGACTATGTCTTCAATCAGGGCGGATGCCCTTGGGGGCTTAGGGGGCTTCGCCTGAGATGCACAGCATCTGGACAAAAGAAAGGGCGTAAGCCGTGAAGGCCTACGCCCGTGCAGGTTGTAGCTTGTCAAGCACTTCGTGCTATTTGATTAGCCCAGCTTTGCGTAACGCTTCAATCTGCTTTTGTGTAAACACACCAGCGTCAACCATCTTTTTCAATTGCGTTAGTTTGCTTTCTGGTTTTCTGCTCCACTCATTATGCGATAATGCGTCGTAGACGTTATCCGTGTGGACATGCCAATTGTCAACATCACCAGCAAAACTATCACGCAATTTTTGAATAGCACCATGATATTTCAATTGCTCCTGCATGTCATCTGGCAATGCGTCAATGTCATACCGCTTGGTAGTAATACCATCACTAAAAACCAGCTCCGTCCCTTCCCTTACCGCTGTTACCTTTCTTTTTGCCATTGCTAAACCTCCTAAAATGTATTTCATGCAATCGCATGATACCACCACCATAACTCCGTTTTGGCAAAATGTCGAGCGTTTGCACGCACACGGTGCGTGCCAGAATTGTCAAAATTTGACTTTTAAATAACCAATTGCACTAGCTATGCTAGTCACCATTGGGCATAAATGCCCAATAAAACATTCATTTTGTCATGAAATGTCACCCAAAAACCGATACACCAATCACATTCCACGCCGTTTCTCCCTATATTTTTATGACGTTTCTGGGCTTTCGCCAGAGGGGGGGTTTTGTCCCAGCGTTTCTTTTTCTCAGCGTTTCTTTTTCTCTCTAAAAAAAAAAAAAAAAAAAAAAAAAAAAAAAAAAAAAAAAAAAAATCCAAAGGATTAAAAAGCTGGCCTTCGACACAGCGACAAAGCCGCCAGCTGGACAGGTGTAGGCACCAAAGGTGGCAGAAAGGTCAAAAATTGACATACACAAACACGGTCAAATGTTATCGGTGTATTGATAATTGGGTGATTTGACATTACATCGTAACAAATGTTACAATTGACATTATTGTAATAGGAGGATTGAGCTATGGACGCATTCAGCATAGTAGATGAGGTCTGCGGCTATTCGCCTGGCGAAGCCCTCTGGATAGAGGCTCCCGCCAAGGGCGAGCGTGAAGCACTAAAGATGCAAATCTGGCGAGTCCTGAAGAAGCTCCGCATAGACGATATTAGCATACACTTTCGTGAGAACAAGGATGGTGTCCCCTGCGTCGTGGTCAGGAAGAAGCCTGCACCCAAGTGCTACAAAGGAACGCTCGATGGTGTCGAGAGACCAGTGGACTTGCGTCTCGCAAAGCTGCATAAGCAAATGCAGGCCGACGGCCTGTCGGCTGAGGAAATCGAAGCCATTCTTAGCGAAGCTAAGAAATAATGTCGAAAATTGACGTTTCTGGCCTAACGACGAGGTCATCGGCTAAAATCGCCGATTTATTGGGCATTTATGGCTATTGACAAAATAACACGGCGTGTTATAACGATATCATGTCCAAATGGACATAAATAAACTGTAGGAGGTGCAGTATGAAAAGATGCAAGAAATGTGGGAAGCCGATAGGGGACTGGGCTGAGATATGTCCAGAATGTGCTCCTCTCCGTATGGAAGAGGTAATTGCCACCGTCTTCCACATAAAAGACGGCAGACAAAGGAGCAAAGATTTCACTGACGGTAATATGTTTTGCCTTGAAGACGCCATTGAATTCTTCAATCAAGTCCAGGGACATGCAAAGCTCGTCGTGAAAGACCCGCTGGAGTCCTGGAGATGTGTCAGGCAAAAATAGGAGGTGTAGTATGAAGATAACAATTGAAGAAGAAAAAGCCGAGGGGCTGAGCCCCGAAGACCTTGACATCTTGCAAGCATTAGGGATTGAGATAACAATCAAGAGACCACGGTCGTCAAAACCACGCAAAGCGTGTCCTGAACCATACAATCTCTTGATTAGGTATCAGTGTCGCTTGTGCGGAGCCGTGCAGCAGGAGGCTTGGGAGATGAGGCCGAATGGCAGAGGCGATGCCCTTGAGGGCACGCTCGTGCCTCTCGAAGGCTTCCGTCCTGACAAAGTCAAGGAGGAGCACCGCTCGCACTGCGTGCAGTGCAGGGAGCGGCTGCTCCGTCTCTCGAAGGAGGAGCTCGTTGATAAGCTCCTCACTATTGTGAGGGAGGTCTAGCGACATGCCACTTAGAGAACTGACAGCAAAAGAAATAAAAGAAATCGTGGCCAGTCGACCAAAAGCCAAGCGGTCAGCCGTCGAGAACTTCCTGATGACCGTCCATCATTGCGAGAGCACAATGGTGGCTCTTGCAAACCTCGAGCGGGACGCTAAGCTCTACAACTGGGACTTTCCAACCGTCGAGGCCATATGCCTCGGCATTACCAAGGCAACAACAAAGCAGTGACAACATGGCCGTGCTGAGTTTGCCCTCCTCAGGCACGCCAGCGGCGTGCAGCACCTCCTTCCCTTGCCTACCCCAGCAAGGGTCGGGGAGGGATTTGTAGGCACGGCCTAACGGCTTAAAAGAAAAGGAGGACTAACGACAAAGAAAGGAGGACTTTGCAATGAGAGACGAAATGTTAGAGTCCATAGCGAAGGAGCATAGAGAGAAGTTACTTGAGCTGGTGGGTAAGCTCACGGGGCGACAGGCGAGAATTGCCCTGTCTAAGTTCATAGTGGAAGACCTGGATGATATTGAAGTGTTTGACGCACTGGAGGACGCAATCCAGATAGGATTGACCTACCCTGCAGAGCCATAAAATAAAGGAAAGGAGGACAAAGATGGATTTAAGCAATTTGAGCAGGAAAGGCCTAGAACAGGCCTTGCAAAAGGCTCTCGGTCTTCTGACCCCTGAAGGGGTGGAAGAGGTCGTGGCAACCTTCCCTGAAAGGTTGCCTGCTATTGACCACAAAGCGAAGAAGACCTCGCAAGCACTTGGCATCGGAGACAATGCGTTCTACGCTGTTGCAAAAGCTGCGACAGAATTCGGAAAGACTCTTATGCAGGAGGGCGAACAGTTGAGGAGCAAGCATGTGGAGAGCATCCTCCGTATTTGGAGGGTCTTCGACGAACGAGAGCAGGCTCTCTTCGCTGTCCTACTTGCGGAGTATGCTCTACAGCAGATGGCGAAGACTCTGAGCGAGCGGTTTCTTGAGCTTGCCATCCGAGCCCACATGGGTGAAGCAGGGAGACGGGAGGGTGGAGATGAAAGCCACTAAAGAAGCCATTCAAGCAAGCCAGCAGTCCGTAGACCACTGGAAGAGAATGATAGAGTGGGTCAAGCGACAAGACCCAGAAGGAATACCGAACTACCAGCATATGGAGCTCGAAATCGGCGAAGACTGGTATTCAGAGAGTTGCCCACTTTGTCAGTGCTTCTCCCTCCCTGATGTCCCGTGTAAAGACTGCCCTCTTGGAGACGTTTTTGGTTTCTGTAACAACCCTGCAGCTTTGAATGCTTGGCCAGATGTCAGATGGTCTCGCACTTGGGCTGAATGGCTGGAAGCAGCAGAGGTCATGCTGTTCCAGCTGGAAACTGTCCTCGAACTGTTAAAGGAGGCCGACAATGCTTAAAGATTGGTTCTGTGAAGCGTTGTCGCTACAGGCTGGAGAGGAACTCCTCCTCCCTGCTGCTTCAAAGGCGGAGGCCACTCGCCTCCGCAATCGCTTGCTGAAGCTCCGTGAGGAGTATCCCGACCAAGCTGATGCTGAAAGCATCAGCATTCGTGTGACGCTTTACAAGCGTCACTTCTTTGTCGCTTTGCGACGGGAGCCGCTTTCACCGACAGTGGCTTTCAAGCGTGCTGCCGACGGCAGCACCATCCGTGTGACTCTGTCGAGTCACGAAAGACTGCGTCGCACAGCCATACAAGATGGCCTGACGGCGGAGCAGATAGAGGAAATTTTCGGTTCTGCCGAGGAGGAAAAAGATGCCAAGAAGGAAGAGACGTAACAGCGAAAAGTCATGGCTTGCCATCTTGCGAGAGATAAAAAAGGAGAAGGGCGAAGCCGCAGCCTGGCTCTACGCAACAGCGTTGCGTGGCCCAGATGGCCATGGTGTTCCCTGGTGCGTAAAGGCCATATTCACTGGGCCACTGCGAGGCTATAAGAGCTTCATTCTCGCAGCAGCTGACACATCAGCATATCACTGGTGCATAAAGCGTCCTGACAATGTGCTTAAGGCGTTTCGCTTCTTGATGCAGAGACGAGATGAGCATTATCTCAAGCACTTAATATCAGTCTGGCACGTCCTCGAGCCAAGGGTTGCGAGAGTCCTTATGCAGGTGCTAGAAGCGAAACGATGTGGTAAGACTCTGGGGCTGGGTGACCTATCTACTGAATACACACAAGCGGTCGCAAAGTGGCTTGGAAGAACAAACACTCTTCCAGAGGAGAACAAAGATGAATGAACGTCCTTTCAGGGAGCTTTCAGCGTATTGGCGAACTTTCTGGCAATACATTGCCAGCTTGAACGTCAGCTCGGAAGAGCGTAGGCAAATAAGAGCCTCTTACGAGAGGCTCATTGAAGAAGCGGAGGACGAATGTCCTTCGGAAGGAGGCCAAAATGGGTAGAGAACGAAACTGGCGGAAGTTCCGCCTCTGCGGAGCGAGGTCTATAATTGATGAAGTGTGTGGAGACGAGCAGCACGTAAATCTTCTTGCGAGGCAGACCCTAGAGGCTGCTCGCAGCAGCATACGTACAGCTTTGCTGCGGTGGGACACACCCTTTCTCACCAATGGTGAGAAAAGCTGGAGAGAAATCATCACGGAGGTGCTCCGTAAGCCCGCTGTGTTGTGGCACTACGTCACAGCACTACGTGGGCCAGACACGGTCGATTGCTCAGCCACCGCAAAAGCAATACTCACCTGCCCTTTGCGAGGCAGATGTGCTCATGCACTCGGCAGGGAGGAGTTTCTCCAGCTCCCTTCAAAGGAGATAGAGGAGGGCTTTGCTGCTATCCACGGACATCGCCACGAGCTGTATCACTACCTGCAGCACATTGCTGCGGTCTGGGAGGTGTTCTACCCTCCACTTGGAGAGCTACTAGTAGGCACCTTCCTTAAAGGCAGCATTCCTGGCATCTCGCCCAAGGAGGCTGCCAAGCGATATACGAGGCTGCTCAACGGGTGGATGCGGAGCAAGCATGTTATTATGAAGGGGGAAGACCGTGAAGAACCGAGATAAAGAGTGGAAGCACATTGTGCAGGAGCTGCTCGAAGCAGGGCGAGAAGTTGCTGCATGGGACTACGTTACCGCCCTGCGGGGACCAGACGTCTCGTGCAAGTGTTCCGTGAAGACAGTATTCACAGGACCTCTGCGGTGCAAGAGCTTGCACCCAGCGGTGCAGAATGCCACCAACTTCGAGAGGCTCTCGCCCAAGAGTATAGTCAAGGCCTTCAAGTTCGCCTGCGAGCACCGTCAGGAGCTTCTCCACTACCTAGTGCACACAGAAAGTGCTTGGCGAACGCTCTGCAGGAAAGTTTCCCTCCTGCTCCGTGGGCTGATATCCTTCGAGCCACCAGAAGACTTGGAGTCCTGGGCGAGGGAATATAAGACACTTGTGGATGAGTGGCTGGACAGAGAGAACGCTATAGACACAGGAGGCCAAAATGGCTGAGTTCTTTGGTTTCCTGATAGCTGTGTGGCTAGCAGGATGGATTATCGTCAGATGGATAAACAGCTGAAATGTCAAAATTTGACATTTCTGAAAAAGGAGGAGGCAATATGTTTAAACGCTATGTGATAAAGAGAGAGTTACCAAGCTGTCTAGCTTGGTAAAGGTTATTCGGGAGGGTGGTGGCTCTCCCGAAGAGAGCGACACATTGGTAACCATCTTGGAGCGTGACGAGCCGAGAAAGCCCGAGGAAATAGATATTATCTACGGACAAGAATTGGGAGAGGATACTCTCTTAATAAACAAAAGGAGGTGAGCAGATTATGCCAGGAAAGTTTTGTATCCACATTCAAGATGATAAGACAAACCTCGTCTTCACGGACGAGCTGTTCAGGCCGACAGGCCGAGCACCATTAGCCTTCGGCTCTATCGAGGTGAACATGTATTATGGACGGGAGTATCTCGGCTTCGTGAGTCGAGGACTTGTGTGGTGCACTTCGTGGTGGTATGCTGTTGAGTTCGGACGGCTGGTCGTTAAATGTCAATGTGCAGAGGAGGATGAGTTATGACGAAGGGTGAAGCTCACAAGCGAATCGAGAGGACTCTTCGAGACCTCGAGGAGATTTTCAGGAAGATTGACGCCGAGCTGTCCGCCGAGGACAGAGCCATCTGTAAGCAGATGGGCGTCGCCCCAGAAGACCTGCTGGAGCGAATGCGACGGCTCGGCCTCTGCCGAAAGGAGGAGCGGTAATGCCAGAAGAAAAATTCAACCCTACCGACGAAGTCCCTTCTCTCGAGCTCTGCAAGAGGCTCAGGGAGCAGGGCTATCCACAGGACGGAGGTGGTTGGTATTGGCTGATCATGCGAACAGAGGAAGGGAAGGAGCTGGCGAGCTTGCACCTCTTCGAGACGAGACCTGTTCCGCTGGCTTATCAGGATTACATCAAGGCTCCCACCCTTCGGGAAATAGGCGAGAGGTTACCCGACAAGATAGAGGCGAACGGCTTCCCGTTCTATCTAATCATAACACGGCTCCGCAGTTTGTGGGAGGTTTATTATGGCACTTCTGCGTCTGATATGCCAAGTGGCTGCGTTGCACTGCTGCCGCCTGTCGAGAGGAGTCATCGGGCTCCTGACACCTGTGCAAGCGTGTGGCTGTGGCTAGAAAAGAACGGTTATTTGAAGGAGGAGCAGTGATGCCAGATAAAAGGTCAAAATTTGACACTTCTGGCTGCTCTGCAGCCATGCTGCTGTGCAGCAAAATTGTGTCGCCTCACGGCGATTGCATCGCTCATCAGCCAAGGATTTCCTTGAAAAGGATGTGCGATATGTCGCACCTTGGTGTGTTGGGCGTTCGGGAGGACAGTGTCCTCCCGCTGGAAGTGGGCCAGACGAAGTCCGTCCCTCTTGGGGATGATTACACACTGGTCGTCAGACGGCTCAGGTAGACACTTAGGTGTCAACCTTGTAAATTTAGGGGTTGACACCTTGAAAAAGGTATGTTATACAAATGGACAAATGGACACATACGAAGATTTCC